CTTTGCTTGTCAACATTATTGCTATTGCCCTGGGTGTGGGAATAGACGAGTAGATACGACAGTGCCCCTAGCAAGGGAGAAAGGGGGAAACGACCTTGCTAAGGGCAATAGAAATTGTAGCACTGCTATATTTGTAAATGCAACCTGAGCAGGAAGATTTTTATGCCAAGAAAATACAGTTACTACCCTAGTTTTGATGGCAAGAAGGCGCAGCCTGGTACTGAGAAGTTGGCTGATTTGTGTAAACGTAGATGGAAGACGCAGAACTTGGGGATTTATCAGCCGAGGTTGATGCGCAACTCTCATACTGAGGGTAAGAAGATTGGCGACCCTGGTATGGAAAAGTGGATGTCTGTTCACGCTACTGGTGCTGCCGTGGACATTGGCTATACGGACCGTAAGGTTGGCGTGGCTATGTGGGATTGGTTTATCAAGTACACGAAGGAACTGGGCATTGAGGAGATTCACGACTACGCCTTTGATAAGGATGTCAAGGATGGCAAGCCTGGTTATGGTCGTGGGTTCAGGTGTAGTCGTGGCGAAAATTTGGCAGGGGTAAAAATTTTTACTAAAGATGATAATGCAGGGTCGTTCGGAGGGAAATGGTTGCACCTTGAACTTTCTCCTGAGATGGCTAAAGACGCAGAAAAGTTTGAAGCAGCCTGGCGAGCCTTGCCTAAGCCTGAATGAAACGTGCAGTGATGTTTGCTCTTATCTTGTTTGGTTGTATTGGTGCCAGTTGCATAGCAATTTTGTTGTCTGTGTGGATTGAAGCCGTCAAGATTAGTAACGGGAAAAGACGATGACTGTTGCGCAGTGGATTATCACGGCTGGTGCTGTGGTGGGTGCGCTCGGTATTATTTTCCATACTGTCATCAAACCTGTCATCAAGTGGGCTACGAGGATTGAGCAGGCTGTGAGTTTGGTGGAGTCCAATATGTTCAAGAATGGTGGGTCGTCTATGCGTGATGCCATCAACAGAATTGAAGAACGTATTACATTTGTGGAAGCGTATATCACTAAGCCTGACTGATAATGTCGTGGGTCCTATGACGTTGACTCAGTTGTTTTTAATCAGGAAATTTTTGGTAAGGGTAGTGGCTAGGGGGGTGGAGGAAGATGAACTTATCCAAGTGATAAACGCTTTGGATAGTTTGATACACCACCACCAAGCAGCATAGTAAGATAAACCTGTGACCCCACTATCACAGTTCTACATCTGCCCCATCTGTGGTGAAGGCTGGCACAAGTCCGAAGGAAGATACTGCCCTGAATGTAGAGCAGAAGGTCAACGAGCAGATGATGAAGACTGAATACCCAATCGTTCTAATTGAATGGGCAGACGCTTGTGGGGGCGACCCAGGCTGGCTCACGCTAGAAGAAATAGAAGATGACGGCGAAACACTGGTCCAATCAGTAGGTTTCCTAGTGCCACCAGATGACCCAGGTGGAAAGAAAGACCACATCACACTGCTTCAAACCTTCCACGAGGGTGACGGAATCAACCTGTTTTATATACCAGCAGGAATGGTTCGGAAAACAATTTTACTTTCTACTTGCATTTGACACAGCCCTACTGTATGGTGTTTTATACATAGCACATATGTACAACACAGAAGGAGGGGGAAACCCAATGACTTACGACAGGTATCGCATACCCAAAGAACCACACGGTTCACAAGAATGGCTCAACCAAAGATACAAAGACAAAGAAGGGTTCCGACAAATCTCTGCCTCAGCAGCAGCAGCCATCTACGGACTACACCCATTTGTCAAGCAAGACCAATACGCAGCCGAACTGCTATCAGGCGTAGCACCTACACCCATCACACCGAACGCTGCAATGGAAACAGGGAACCGTCTTGAAGACACCATCATCCATTGGGCAGGCGACAGACTAGGCGTGGACTTCTCCACACCAGACGAACTGTTCTGCTTCGCACACGACAATGGCGCACGACTCATCTCAACACTTGACGGATGGAACGAAGAAACCAAACACATCCTTGAAGTAAAAACGACAAGCCGTGAATACTCTGGAATGTTGCCTGACTATTGGCGTATTCAAGGAATCCAACAAGCCATCTGTTCAGATGCTAAACGAGTGACGTGGGCAATCTTTGACAACACCCTGCGCCTTACCATCGTGGAACAAAACATCACACAAGAAGAAATAGACGACCACATAGAAGCATCAGCAATGTGGCTCAACGCTATTGAACTAGGTATGACCCCACCAGGGATTACATACACCTACGAAACTATTAGCACTCGTTACCAACAAACAACTGCCGACCCTATTGAGTTAGACCCGTCAGTTACCGACCTAATCGCCCAACTCAAACACGTCAAATCTGAATTGGCTTCCTACAAAGATATGGAAGACAGGCTGAAAGCAGAACTGTGTGACTTGATTGGACCGAATGAATCTGCCACTATCAATGGGGCAGTGGTTGCTACTTGGAAGGGATACAAGCGTGACTGGTTTGATTCCAAACGGTTCCAAGCAGAAAACCCTGACACATACGCACAGTATGTTAAGTCATCACTAAGCAGAACATTGCGTCTAAAGGGAGAATGACAATGGAATACACATCAGACATCAACAAAATAACAAGCATCCAAAACCTCAAATACAACACACCGAGAAAGGTAATACCAGTGGAAACACAAAACAAAGAAAAAGAACTACGCAAAGTAATGACAGACTTTGCCGTACCAGACCCAAAGATTGTTGGCAAACTACCCAAAGGTGGAATCCAACTTGACTTCGTAGGACACGCAGACATCACTCGCATCCTCATTGAAGTGGACCCGTACTGGTCTTGGGAACCTTGTGGCTGGAACAATGGTCGCCCTGCTATCCACGTTGAGAACGGAATCGCAACAATGTGGGGATGGCTCACCATTCACGGCAAAGAAATGCTAGGTGTTGGTTCAGTCAAAGCAGACAAGATGGAACTAGACAAAGAACTTGTTGGTGACTTCCTTCGTAACGCCTCAATGCGTTTCGGTATTGCTTTGTCTTTGTGGACTAAGCAGGAATGGGAAGACCTGGGTGGTAAGCCAGCACCACAGAAACAAACAGGTCAGATGTCAAAGCCAGCACCAAAGGATGACACCCCAACAGAAGACACTCTTTTGACACCCCAACAGATTGACGGGTTCACTAAGGCTTGCACCAAAGAAGACTTGAATCCTATGACTATCTATAAAGCAGCAAATGTACGGTTTGGTTTCGCTAAACAGTCAGACCTTGCAGCGTTACGCAAAGCATTTAGCGAAGCAAAGAAAGCGAAGGAAGCAGAATGAGTGCGAAAAGAACTGTGGACCCAGAAGGCAAGTTGGCATCAACTCGTTTCTTAGGGTTGCGTGTAACAGTGGAACAGTGGACAACCATTGAGTTGTTGTGTTCAATGAGGCGAGTATCAAAATCTGCTTTGTTGCGCCAGTTAGTTCAGGAGGCTTACGAAAATGTCCCTGAACCGTTCTAAAGGAACATCCTTTGAGACTTTGATTGTTCGTTCTTTACGCAATCTTGGTTTCCCATATGCTGAGAGGCGAGCCTTACACGGTCATCTTGATAAGGGTGACGTTACTGGTTGTGGTCCGTTGGTGTTTGAATGTAAAGCAGCCAAGAGGCACGAGTTGTCTGCTTGGTTGAAAGAAACAGAAACGGAACGCATCAACGCTAATGCTGATTATGGTGTGCTTGTTGTGAAACGCCAGGGTCACGGCACTGGTGAAGAACAGTACGCCATTATGAGGTTTGAAGATATGGCGAAACTGTTGAAGCAGGCAGGTTACTGATGGCTTCTCATATTCAGTTGGAAACAATCAGTAGAGAACTGTTTGAGTGTCTTATGAATCGTGTTTATAACGCATCAGATTTTGAACGGTTACAGGCACCGTCTGACCGTGAAAGAAAAATTATTGACCAGTATTTAGAAATGAAAGAGGAAACAAATGGATAAGGACAGAGAAAAGAGGGACAGTGTTGCTTGGTTCAAGCGATACTTGGATTTGTTGGATGAACGGGACAGGTGGAAAGAGATGGCTCAGGAGTTGTCTGTTCACGCTCAGAAGCACGACCACGATTATTTTAGAACGTGTGATGTGTGTCGTTGTTTGACTAAGTTTGTGGGGATGCAACGCCGTGGGTGATTTCATTGTTCAAATTATTATGTTGAGTGCCGTGTTTTTGTGTGGCGTTTTGATAGGGGAGAAGTTCAGATGAGTCATTGGCTGAACAGGTGTGAGGCTGGACATAAAAATCCATATAGTTCGTGTGGATGTCATAGTGCTTCGGAACAACCTTGTGGGTGGTGTGATTGGACTGACTATCACAGTGATTGCGAAGACCCCGAAGACGAAGAAGACGAGACACCTGATGAGTGACAACGGAACGCTAAAAGACCACCTAGAAGATTTGATGCGTGAAAACCAAGAGTTGCGTTCTAAATTGCGTGTCTTTCAAAGGGTTGCATCACAGGCATTCACTAAGGCTGATGGACATATTGAGCCTTGCTTGAAAGCAATGATGTGTTCCTGTGGCTACACGCAATACTTGATGATAAGCGAAGAATGACGATAGGTAGCCAGCCAGAGGTCGGCACCACATTTGCTATGTGGAAAGATATGACCGAACAAGACAGGCAAGCCTGGTTCACCCATATCAGAACCAACTGGCAGCCCTACCTGATGGCAGGGTACGCCACACTGGTACACAACAAAGACAATCCCTACTACAAGGAGAGATGATGGAGATAGGTGGATACAACCCGAAGTTTGATTTCCAAACCGACCTTGCTTATGGGCACGAGGGGGAAGCCCAACTGATTGAATTCTTCAACGCTCTGAACAGGGCTACGGTGGAAGTCAAGGCTGATAGGTACAGGAATGGCAGGATGGCTGTTGAAACGCAGCAGAAGCCGTCTGGTGGGGTCTGGAAGGACTCTGGCATCAACGTGACAGAGGCAGAATGGTGGGCTTACAGGTTCGCACCTCAATCTTTTGTCCTTATATCCGTACAACGCTTGAAGAACTTTCTTAGATACAACTACGACAGACTAGAAAAAAGAAACTTCGCCCCAGACTCAGACAATCCAGCCAAAGGATTCCTCTTGTTCCCCCATCACGTTCAAGACCTACAAACAAACGAACTATACGACTAACTGCTAGACTCTTTTCGCTTAGAGAAATGGGAACGCAAGCCAACCCCCCAACAAGGAGGCACTATGCGCAAAATCATATTGACCACAATCTTGGTAGCCACAATCGCTACCACCCCAACCACAGCCCACGCTAAAAACGACAACAGCCACAAGAAATACCACGGTGTATTAGTGGATGCCTATTACGACTCGCTTGGAACCTGTGAGACAGGGCTACCTGGCACGAACGAACCGAACTGGAACCACTCAACCCGTAGTTACACAGGTGGATTAGGGATTCACCGTTCTACTTTTCGTAGGTGGAGTAATCATTCCTCAGCCAAAGGTATGACCCCACAAGAACAGGTCAGGGTGGCAGACGCAATAGCGTTCAAGTCGCACATTGAACCAGATGGTACTAAGGTATGGAGAGTTGGTCCGTGGGGATGGGGTTGCTTGAAGGCTCGTAAATCCATTCAAAGATTTATCTGTCAATCACAACATAAACTTGTACAAAAATGGAAAAGAAATTGCTAATGGAAACAACAAATCGCACAATCGTATGGTTCTCTGCTGGTGCTGCTTCAGCAGTTGCAGCAAAATTAATCATTGCTGAAAAGCCAGACAATTTGATACTGGCTTATACCGACCCAGGCTCAGAACACGAAGACAACAAACGGTTTATGGCTGAATGTGAACAATGGTTTGGACATCCAATCACATATTTGAAATCAGAAAAATATGTTGACACTTGGGATGTGTGGGAAAAATCACGGTTCCTTGTATCCCCTTACGGGGCAATGTGTACAACAGAACTAAAAAAGAAATTGCGCAGAAAATTTCAACGACACGAAGACATCCAAGTGTTTGGTTATACAGCCGAAGAACAGCATCGTGCAGACAGATTCAGAGAACAAAACCCTGAAGTGAATCTTCGCACTCCCTTGATAGAGCGTGGTCTTTCAAAGCAGGACTGTTTATCTATGGTTGACAGGGCAGGCATAGAACTTCCTGCTATGTACAAACTTGGCTATCAAAACAACAACTGCATTGGTTGCCCCAAGGGAGGTATGGGGTACTGGAATAAAATCCGTAAAGATTTTCCTGAAGTGTTTGACCGTATGGCTAAATTAGAAAGAGACTTAGACGTGTCCATTTTGAGGTCTACAAAAGGAAACGGAAACAAAAAAGAAAGATTGTTCCTTGACGAACTGGACCCAGACAGAGGAAACCACGCCACCGAAGCCAGTTTTGAATGTTCTTTGCTTTGTTCGGTAGCAGAAGACATTATTGAAAATGCGCTTGACTAAGACACACCCAGGGTATACTCTAAATCCAATGAAGGGCATTTCATTACGACAAGAGTGGCACTGCCCCAACTGTGGCGTGACAGTAACAACATTTGTGTCGTTACCTGAACCACCACAACACCCTTGCCAAAAACGGGCAAGAAGAATAATAAGTCTCCAACAAAAGAAGGAAGAAAGAGAATGAACAAAAAAATACCACTTATCATTTTGTACTTAGCAACCATCCCCGTTGCTAACTGGATGATTTCTAACGTAGGAACACAGTATTTTCCTGGTGGTCCACACACCATCCCCGTTGGGTTTGGTTACAACGCTCCCTCTGGTGTGTTGATGATTGGAATCGCTATGTTTTTGCGTGACATAGTACAAAATGTTTACGGGCGCAAAGCAACACTTGTTGCTATTGCCGTTGGCGTGTTGTTGTCCTACGCAGTGAATCCAGCAGTTGCCACTGCCAGTGCTATTGCATTTGCTTGTGGAGAACTAGCAGATTTCCTTGTTTACACAAAACTGCGTGACAAAACATTGGTCGGCGCAGTCATTTCATCAGGTGTAATTGGTGGATTCATTGACTCATTTATCTTTTTGCAGATTGCATTTGGTTCAACAATGTATTGGCAAGGACAAGTCATTGGCAAAACAGAAATGGCTTTGCTCGGAGGACTACTTATTTGGATATCAAATGATTTATCTAAGCGGCTGCCTGCCTTCAAATCCTGATATGCAAAAAGAATTGCACGACAATGGGATTGGTTTGATGCTGACACCATTCAGCCAACGCAACAGTAAAAGTTCTCCACACCAGTGGGTATGGGCAGCAGACAACGGTTGCTTTGCTGAAAAATGGGATGAACAGGTTTGGCTCAAATGGCTCAAAGGTCATTCATCACCAGACAAAGCATTGTTCGCAACTGTTCCAGATGTAGTTGCAGACCACGACAAAACGGTTGAACGATGGTCTGAATATCACACAATGGTTTCATCATTGGGATACAAACCAGCGTTTGTATTACAAGATGGTGCTAAAATGGAAACAACCCCGTGGGAAACAATGGGTTGTTTATTTATTGGTGGGACAACAGATTTCAAACTTTCTAATACTGCCCGTATCTTTTGTGCAGAAGCAAAAGCCCGTTCTATATGGGTACATATGGGCAGAGTAAATTCTTTCAAACGTATGGTATTAGCAAAACAGTGGGGTATTGACTCAACAGACGGTACGTATCTTGCGTTCGGTCCTGATGTAAACACCCCTAAGTTGGTATCAATGGTTAGAAGAACAAACAATGCAGGGGTAGATATACCTTTGCCTTTTATAACACTCCAGGAGGGGTAACAAAATGAACAACATCACAATCCACGGAACAGTCGGGCAAGACCCCGAACTGAAATTCAGTGCCAGCGCAATGGCAATCCTGACATTCTCAGTAGCAGATAACTACGGTAAAGATGACAAAAAGAAAACCACCTGGCACAATGTTGTTGTGTTCGGCAAGGTCGCAGAAAATGTGGCAAACAGTATCGCCAAAGGTGACACCGTACTTATCTCAGGTCGCCTAGAACAAGACGAGTTCACCAAGAAAGACGGCACAAAAGGCAAGTCAATGAAACTTGTGGCTGATGAAGTTGGTGTGTCTTGCCGTTGGAACGCTTGGGTGAAAGACCAGACCAGTCAGGTAATGGCACAGGTCGGGATGATTGGCAAGCAAATGCCAACCCTGTCTGATGAAGAACCGTTCTAATGGATTATGAAGAATGGTTCTCAATAGGTAGAGAACAAGGGTTTATTAGCCCTGCTATCTGCTCAACCCACGATGGTATCCCAATGTCAGATGACGAGATGAACGAGTTTGAGAATGGTGACGACCCGTGTATCCACATACTGCGCCTCTACGAAACCAAAGAGAAGCGTGACGAAGTAGAAAAGAATGTACCTATCTGGCGTGTATGAGTACACCAGAGCACACCCTGACTGTACGCACTGTGGCACAGTCGCTCGTGCCCTAGTCAAATACAGCCAGCAGATACACGACACCTGCCCGTGTGTGTGTCACCAAAACAAAACAACCACAGCGTTGTACGACCTACAAAAAACAAAACGAAAGAGGAAGAAATGATAATGGACAGACCCGACTGGCAAGAGAAAGCATCTTGTAGAGGGGTGCCATCAGATGTGTTCTTTCCTGACAACCCAGGTGGGCAAGACAGTGTGTACCGTCAAGCGTTACAGTTCTGCCAGCAATGCGAGGTCGCCACACAATGTTTAGAGTACGCAATGTCGTATGAACAAGGACAGAAATGTAGGTTCGGAATGTTTGGTGGCAAAACCCCACGGGAACGCTACGCATTGGCTCACACCCCGACCCCTATCACGATACGCAAGTGACCCCCACGACTTCGGAAGGGGAGACAAAGCGTGAGGGTCAGCAAGATTGTAGCAGGCTATTCTAAAAGCCGTATGTTGTAAGAGTGTTGCCAAGACATAGAACAGTTCTCGGCTTGCCATTGTGCTTTCTCTCGGCTTGTGAAGGTGGCAGATTTTTTGGGGGATTTAGTCCAACGCCAAACCTGTTCACTATCCCATTGGAGATACTTTACGACAGTGCCAGCGACCTCTAATGTGATTACATACTGTGGTCTTGGTTGCCGTCTGAATGTACGGGTGTACGGACATCTTTCTTTCTGTATGAAATGTAGCAACGCCCGATAGTTACGGGGTCTAGTCCTCATCAGGGGTTGTTGTTTCCTCAAAGATGAGGTGGGCATACATTGGCGAGGCATTGCTTGGCGTGATGTGTCGTAGTTTTATGGCGTGAATACGGAACTGGTACGCCCCAATCACCTTGCTAGTTTTACGGGCGTATTCCAACAGGGACACAGGAGTTCTGTTCTCTCTCTTGTTACGACCATCAACCGTGACAACCTCTCTATGGCAAGGCTCAAAACTTGACAGGTGATACTCAATCTCGTATGTACCGTTCATTGTGTGCCCTCAATCAGCAGACACCAATCCTCATACGCTTGTTCTAATGACCATAAAGTATTTAGGTATCTGCGTCTGCGTTGTTCGGCGTGGCTCTTGTTGGGGTGTTGTTCTATGAACCACCACCCGTCTTTTTGTTGTATGAATGTGAATGGTACGGTAATCGTGGTCATTTCCATACCTGCTGTTCCATACAATCAGGGCACAGTTTCCCTGTCCATTTAGTTTCGGTCAGTTCCTCTGCTGTTTCTACTGGTGTTTCACAGTAGTCACAGACAAGTTCTGCTTGTTTCCTGTTGGCGTATAGCGTGGTCTTTTTGCCACCTAAATCTAAAATGATTTCCATTAGTTTGTCCCCTCGTTCTCTAATACCTCATTCACAGCGTCATACAAACATTCCATACCCTCACGCCCAAGAGCATCATCTAATGTCTTGACCCACATACGGGTTTTCATAACTGCCTGTATCTGTTTATCTGTCGCCTCATTCAGACCGACCCGTTCCTCTATCGCCTCACGAATGTCTGTCTGTGTGAACATAGTTCCTCGCCACCCAAACCTACGGACAAGCGACCACATAAGTTTCAACGCCTGTTCCTCGGTATAGTTATCAAATGTTGTTGTTTCCATTTCCCTTTTCTCTTTCTATTTATTTGTTTAGTTGTTTCACGGCATTAGAGATAGTCTCGCCTGCCTGCTCTGCCATTGGGTAAAACTTGCCGTCACCCAAGTATTCATAGTTCCATTGTTCCGTATCGTGGTCATACACATTTCCGTCAGGAAATCTTGCTGTAAGTGTGTCGTCATCTAATACCCATTCGTTAGTGTTGCTATCAAATGTGATGACATAATGGTGTAGTGCCATTGTTGTTTCCTCTTTCTATTTGTTGTTGTCCATACAGTAATCGTACGGTTTTGGTTTTGGTTGGTGATTTACAGGGTGGCGTAGGCGACCCTCGTACCGTTCACGCTTACGCTTTGTTACTACCGTTGCGTCAATGATGAACACCCCGATAAAGGTGGCGACCCACACCAGCCATACGCTCTCAAAATAACCTAGTGCTAACATTATTTCTGCCCCCCAAATGCGCCCATAATCTGCCCATACAACTGTTCAGGCGTATCATTCTCGTGGTCTGTTGCGTAGCAAGCAAGACACACATCATCTGGGAAAGCGTCAAGTTTGTTTATTTCTGTTGTACATTTCGTACATTGGATTGTTGTTGTCATAATTGTTTCCTTTCTCTATGACATTTATACTGTAACACGGTTGTTAGTTCGTGTCAAGTTCTTTTGTTGTGCCATTAGTCACACTCTCATAAGGGCAACCCTCATTCTCAAAATGGTAGCGACACAAAACACATAGCCATTTGTCGCCCATTTTTTCTAGGTCAAAAAACGGCTCGCCACATTCGTAGCAAATCTCAGTATCGGGAAACCTCATTGCCCCTCACTCTCTATGTTTGGGTGTGTACCACACCAAAAGCAAACCACATTGTCATAATGGTCAGACCAAATCGGCGCATAGTTAGAATGGCTAACGGTCATCTCGTCACCACATACGGCGCATTTAGTTTCTGTTGTTGTTTTCATCACTCGTTCCCTTTCCATACGGCTACGGCACCGTCATCAGTGCTACCGACAACCCACACGCCCGACCAATCCATACGCTTTACGAACCGTTGGATAGCGTTGGCGTAGTTCTCACCCACATCTAGGTTACAATCCCAATCCACATACATACGCTCGTACCCGTCAAGGCGTGACACGCTTATTCTGTTTGTGTTCGGTAGCCACTTGGCTTTTATAGCCGTACGGTATGACCGTTCTACCTTGTATTGTGTTTCTGTTTCTGTGGTCATTGTGATTTCCCCTCATTATGTAAGTCTTTACGGCGTGACACTTTTATTTCCTCAATCGTAAAAATCTCACGGCGTTGTTCCCATTCCATAGCGACCCAATCAATCCCCAAAAGGTTACAAGCGTGGTGCTTATAGGTGCTTTCGTTATGACCGTATGAGAAAGGCACGATAAAATCCTTGCCTTGCCCTATCACCCTCATAGAGTAGTAACTGTTCCCGTTAGCCTTATCAAACCAACGCCTCACGCATAGCGTGTATTGTGTTTCTGTTTCTGTGGTCATTGTGTTATCCCTTTCTTAGTTGTTCTATCGTGGCGAGTAAATCGGTGAGAATGTAAATCATTACATTTTCGCTATGCCCGTTTGTTCGCCAAATCTCTACGGCTTGCTCTTGTGGTGTCATTGTGTTTTCCCTTTCTGTTTGGATAGCCTTGTGCTCTCCTCACCCCCCTAAGCGTACAACACTTAGAGAGATAAGCAACCCACAAGTAGCGTGACCTTTGCCACACTCTTATGTTAGGTATGCCTAACTAGTTTTCTAGTGTCCTTTCGTATGCCCGTTCCATTTCTGCCTGACGCTCCCAAGCCTCAGCCTGTTTTGTGTCGCCCAAGTTTCGGCATAGTCTCGCCTCAGCCATAAATGCCTCGCTAGGCGTGTCCCATTTCTTTTTTGTTTCCATTTCTTTTTTCTTTCTGTTTTCTGCCCGTATGGGCATAGTTCCCTAGTCTGTCGTGAACAGTCGCCACCTATGTGGGCTAGGGATAGGGGGGGGCTATCGGGCTATCTCAACCCACACCCAACTATCGGCTAGATGCCTAGTCCATACACAAGTGTCCGTGAGGGGGTAGCCCTTAGCCGTAATGTGCCCCTTGACCATAGTGTCCGTGACCGTATCTGCCCATACCGTCATTACTTGTAAGGCGTTCTGAGAGTGCCACCCCGTCACCTTGTAGCGTTTGCCCTGTTCCATTAGATAGCCCATTCCTCATTCTCGTAGCCGATAGCCGAAAAGAAACGGTCTGTATCAAATCGGGGATTATCTGCCCGAAACATTGACACAAGTTCCGTGGCTATTTCTGCCACCGTAGCCCTGTCTGCTCCTTGCTCTACCTGTTGGCGCAAGATTTGCGCTACTTTCTCATAATGTTTCCGTGTCACTTTCGTGCCCTTTCTGTTTTGCGCCCCCTTGTGGGGCGTAGTGGGTGGCAAGGTGGCGAACCTTGCGAGGGGCGACCCCCACCCGATTGGGAACTAATCCCAAGTAATAAAAGCGTTACTGTCGGGGTGGGTGTAATTAGGTGCCGTTACCGTGGTGGCATCCCCCCAAATGTTCGCATAAAATTCTACAAACGCCGCAAGGTTTCCATTTTCGGTAATTCCGATAAGAGAATTATTTAGAGCCATTTTTTTATTTGTGACCCTAATTTCCCACTTGTCGCTTACTTTTGTAGCCGTGACATACGCCCCGTTTATGTTGGTTATCCTGATTTCCATTTTTTGCCCTTTTTCTGTTTGTGTGGGTAGTTCCCACTTGGTAATTACCACTATAACAACAGTAACACAGAAAAGCAAGTTATTTCTATGTGACACTTGTCACACTCAAAAGTTAGGCAACCCTAACAAAAACCAACGCCACCAACAGACAACGACTGTCCACCAACACACGCCGACTGTCCACAAATGAGAACCATTCCCAACACAAGGCAGAGTGCTAACCAAATCACCCACAACTGCTAGCAATAGCAAGCACTCCCCCCAAGCGCAGAAAATAGGTACCGTGTCCCCGTGATGTGGTCGCCCATAATGTTGGTTATGTAACAAAAGCCCGTGTTTCCCTACCTACCAGTAGGTAGTTGCAAGTGCAACAATCCCGACTGGGGGTGTGCCGAGGCAGTCCCCCTGGGTACCTATGGATATGACTGACAGATGTTTTCACTCTTTTTGTGGGTGTGTGGTCGGGTGTGTGTTGGTGTGGTTGGTTGGTCACGTAGGGTGGTTGTTTTACATTTGGTGGGAGCCGAAGGTAGTTGCTGGTCTTTCTGGTCAGCAGTATTTGTTTGGCAAAGAAAAAAAAGAAAAAAAGAAATCAGCAATCTTGATGTCGTGATGTCATACTGTCTTGCTATCTCTGCCAACAACCCGATGCGTAGCGAGGGGCGTTAGCCACCGAAGGTGGAACCTAATCTTGAACGCTAGATGTCTAGTGGCTTCCCCCCACAGTTTAGGTATCAAACTGATACCAGGGTCGCCGTAGCCAATTTGTTTTAGCCGACACCCGAAGTGTTCAATGATATGACGTTCATTACGCTGCTTGAACCTCTTACACAATAGGGGTACAACCATCTTTTCCAGATGTACTTGATTGCAGGGTTCATCTACCCCAGTTCCCTGGTGTTCATTGCCCCGTACCTTGCAACAGGTATACAGCCGTGGGTGCCTTGCAGTTTCCCAACTGGAAGGTCTTGCTGTGTTGTGTCTACAACTATACACGTTGTCTGTTATGATAACAATATGGCTGCAAAGAAAAATCCTTCTAGTAAACAACCCATTCCAGGTGGGGCAAACAAAAGCAAACCTAAACCTGTTGACCGTGTTGATGCTAGTGGTAACTCTTATTTTCATAGAACTACTCCTCCTAAACCGTATGTTCCTAATTGGAATGTTCCTCCTGGTACGCCGTGGAAAAAGAATTCTCCGTATAAACCTAAGTCGCCTAATACGATGCCTAAGCCTTCGCCTATGCCTAAGTCTGCGCCTAAACCTGCACCTACAACTACTGCGCCTAAACCACCATCTAAGGGAATTTTGAAACCTACGGATAAATCGTCTGGTTCTTCTAAACAAAAAAAGATGAATAAGAAGTAATGATGAAGAAGGCTGTTTGGGATAAACCAAATCCGAAGAAGAAATCAACTCCGTTGACTTCTGCACAGAAATCTGATGCGAAGGCTCGTGCTAAGAAGGCTGGTCGCCCTTACCCGAATCTTGTTGATAATATGGCTGCATCCCGAAACAAAGGAAAGAAATAATGCCACAAGTAGGAAAAAAGAAATTCCCATACACCGATGCTGGAATGAAAGACGCTAAAACGGCTGCTAAGAAGTCAGGCAAAAAAATGAAAATGGCTCCTAAAAAGAAGAAGTAATGGCTATTGAATATCGTGGCGAAAAGTTCGCTGGATACAACAAACCAAAGAAAACCCCTAACGCATCTAAATCTCACGCTGTTCTAGCGAAAGATGGTGACAAGGTAAAACTGATTCGTTTTGGTCAACAGGGTGTTCAGGGTTCTCCTGACGGGTCTGCCCGTAACAAAGCGTTCAAAGCCCGTCACGCATCCAATATTGCTAAAGGTAAAATGTCTGCTGCGTATTGGGCTAACAAAGTTAAATGGTGAAATAAACCCTGATGGGAACTAAACGAGCAGTTCCATTACAAGACAAAGCAAAGTTTTTTGCGTTGATTGCTTCTGGAAGAAACATTAAAGATGCCTGTGCCGAAACAGGGGTTCATTACAACACTGGTTCTAGGTGGGTGAAGAAGGCTAAGGAGTTGGAGGCTTCCCGTAAGGAGGCTACCCATAGGGCTTCTTCTGGGGCTGGTTCTGGTGGTAGGCAGTCTGTTGCGCATCATAACTTTATGGATGCTATTGATTTGCCTTCTGCTATTCCTCACGACCAGTTGTGTGAAAATGCTTTGAGGGGTTTGGAAGATTTTGATTTTTTCCGTAAGCATTATTTGGGGCGTGTTCCTTCGCCGTGGCAGGTTGAGGCTGCTTTGACTTTGATTGAATTGTTGGAGTCGGAGGAAAAGGAATTTGTTGTTTTGAATGTGCCTCCTGGTGCTGGTAAGTCCACGTTGTTTCACGATGTTGCTGTGTGGGCGATTGTGCGTAATAGGCGTGTGCGTGTGATGATTGGGTCTGTTTCTCAGAATATGGCGAAGATGTACTCACGCCGTATCCGTGAAACACTTGAACGTGTTGCTGCCATAGAACCAGACCCGATGATGGTAGAAAAAGGTTTGGCTGTAAACGCAGAGGGGTGCTTGACGATTGACTACGGCAGGTTCAAACCTGTAGACAAAGGTGCTTTGTGGCGAGCAGAAGAATTCGTTGTTGAACAACTAGATGGCAACGGGCTAGATAACAAGGAACCAACAGTTCGTGCCTATGGTATTGAAGCAGAATTCATTGGACATCGTGCCGACCTGTGCCTATTTGATGACGTGTCTTCCCCTGATAACGCTCGTGAGTCTGTAGCCAGAGACAAACTGCTGGAAAGATGGGATGGGGTGGCTGAGGCTCGTTGCGACCCAGGTGGTTTGCTGGCTGTAATTGGGCAGCGTCTAGGTTCAGGCGACTTATATGCCCATTGCCTCGCCAAAGAAACGTATGACATTGAAGAAGATATGGCGTATGACGGTTCTAACGTGGAAACCCCTGAAGATGTAGATAATGGGCAACCTATACGCCAGAAAAAGTACCGACATATTATTTATAGGGCGTACTATGAAGAACTAGACACAGGTAAAGAATCTCGTTCGTTCAAATCCTTGCCTTATCCTGATGGTCCCCTTTTAGACCCGAAGCGTTTACCGTGGAAAGACCTATCGTTTATCCGATACAACAAACCAGACGTATTCAAAGTTGTTTATCAACAAGAAGACTTGGATTTGGATTCCAGGCTTGTGGACAGAACG